TATTGCTATTATAATATTTTATAATTTCATCATTTATATTTTTATAATTTATTTCTAATTTATTTATTTTCTCAATATATTTTTGATCATCAATTATTTTCTGATTATAATTACTTATAATTTTATTATGCATTGCATCCAAAGTTGATAAATCTCTGGTTATATCAACATTCTGAAATCGCTTTTTAGATGTTTTGTCTTTAAACATATTAACAATAATAATAAAAAAAAGAACTATGCTTTTATATAATTTACGGATTATTTTTTTTCTCCTATTATAGTATAAAGAATATAGCATAAATGGGTGGTGGTCTTCTTCAACTTGTTGCTTATGGTGCTCAGGATGTTTATTTAACTGGTAATCCCCAAATTACTTTTTTTAAAGTTGTTTATCGCCGACATACTAATTTTGCTATGGAAGCTATACAACAAACTTTTAGCGGTCTTCCAAATTTTGGCAATTCCGTTTCTTGCCAAATATCACGCAATGGCGATTTAATCCATCGCACATACTTAGAAGTCGGAATACCAAAATTAGATAATGCTGGCAATTCATATGTTAATTATTTAGGTCTCCGATTATTAAAAGCCGTTTCAATTGAAATTGGAGGACAACAAATAGATAAACATTATTCCGATTGGCTTTACATATGGAATGAATTATCACTTCCAATTGGTAAGCGTTATGCCTGGGATACTATGGTTGGTGCTGATCGTGATATTTTAAATAATACTTATGGTGCAGAGACTGATGCAGGTAATGCAGGAAAAGAAGGAAATAAAGTAACAACTTTATATATACCTCTTGAATTCTGGTTCTGTCGTAATATTGGTCTTGCTTTACCTTTAATTGCTTTACAATATCATGAAGTAAAACTAAAGATTGATTTTGAGACTTTCCAAAATTGTACATATATTATTGGAGGAGCAAATGGAGCAGATATGACACAAGAAACAACCACAAAAAAAGATTTAATAAATCCAAATCTATGGGTTGATTATATTTTCTTAGATACTGATGAACGCCGAAAATTCGCTCAATTATCTCATGAATATCTTATTGAACAACTCCAATTTACTGGACAAGAAACATTAAATTCAAATGGTTCTCGTATTAAATTAAGTTTTAATCATCCTTGCAAGGAATTAATATGGGTTGCTAAAATAAATACTCCAAATTGCCATTGGTATAATTATACTATACCAAATTCAAATCTTGCTTTACCAACTTTAAATAATGCAAGTGGTGCTGAATTTGGATATCCAGATGATACTAATTTCAACACTATTACTTATAAAACTTTAGTAACTTCAAATCTTGGTGTTGCAGGTGTATCAACAACTAAAGAAAATATTTATTTACTTGATAATGTAATACCATATGAAAATGCAAATGTTTATACTAAATATATAAATCCATTTGAAAACTGTCTTTTACAATTAAATGGTCAAGATCGTTTCAGTGTTAGAAATGGTAATTATTTTAATCTTGTTCAACCATATCAACATCATACAAATATTCCTCTTAATCGTGGAATTAATGTATATTCCTTTGCATTAAAACCAGAGGAACATCAACCATCAGGAACTTTAAATATGTCTCGTATTGATACTGCAACTTTAGCAGTTACTCCAAAATCTAATGGTGGTAATTCTGTGTCTGGTAATATCTATATATATGCTGTTAATTATAATGTCCTCCGTATTCTTTCAGGTATGGGTGGTTTAGCTTATTCAAATTAAATTATATACTTTTTTTTTCTCCTATTATAGTATAAAGAATATAGCATAAATGGGTGGTGGTCTTCTTCAACTTGTTGCTTATGGTGCTCAGGATGTTTATTTAACTGGTAATCCTCAAATTACTTTTTTTAAAGTTGCTTATCGCCGACATACTAATTTTGCATTAGAAGCGATTGAACAAAATTTCAATGGAACTCCAGGTTATGGTTCTCGCGTAACTTGCCAAATATCTCGTAATGGTGATTTAATTAATCGCATGTATTTACAGGTAACTGTTCCTGCTTTAGCAAATGCTGCTGATTTTTATTATAATTATTATGGTCTTCGTTTAATAAATTATGTTGAAATAGAAATTGGCGGACAAAAGATAGACAAACATTATTCTCATTGGTTATATATATGGAATGAACTTTCACTTCCTATATCTAAACGCCATGGATATAATGAAATGGTCGGTGCTTATGGAGCAGCTGATTTAGCTGGTAATACTCTCCATATTCCTCTCGAATTCTGGTTTTGTCGCAATGTTGGATTAGCTCTTCCATTAATAGCTCTTCAATATCACGAAGTTAAGATAAATCTTAATTTTGAAACTGCTGAGAAATGTGGATATTTTGCATCAACAATAAATCCTTTATCAACTGTTTCATTATGGGTTGATTATATATTCCTTGATACTGATGAACGCCGCCGATTTGCCCAATTATCTCACGAATATTTAATTGAACAATTACAATTTACTGGACAAGAAGCAATAACATCATCAACTGGTGTAAAAACAAAATTAAATTTTAATCATCCTTGCAAAGAATTAGTATGGTTTGTTACTAACGATGAAAGCACTGATAAAAAACGTGCTAACTGGTTTAATTATACTACTGCTGTTAATGCAATAGATAATACAAGTAAATCTACACTTCCAAAGACTTATAATCAATTAAAAGAAGAATTAAGCCAAACTAATGTAAATTATGCAGGTTCAAATAATACTCTTTATAGTTCTAATTTACCTTCTAACCCAGTTAAATCATCTAAATTAATATTAAATGGCAATGATCGTTTCTATGAACGCCCTGGTCGTTATTTCAATCTTGTTCAACCATATCAACATCATGAGAATATCCCAACAAATGCAGGAATAAATGTATATTCATTCGCTCTAAAACCAGAAGAACATCAACCATCTGGAACTCTTAATATGTCTCGTATAGATACTGCATTATTATATCTAAGCTTTGAAGATAAGACAGGTAGCACTGCAACTGATTATGATCCAACTAAATCAATATTATATGTATATGCAGTTAATTATAATGTCCTCCGTATTCTTTCAGGTATGGGTGGTTTAGCTTATTCAAATTAAATTATATACTTTTTTTTTCTCCTATTATAGTATAAAGAATATAGCATAAATGGGTGGTGGTCTTATTCAACTTGTTGCTTATGGTGCTCAGGACGTTTATTTAACTGGTAATCCTCAAATTACTTTTTTTAAAGTTGCTTATCGCCGTCATACTAATTTCGCAATAGAAGCGATTGAACAAACTTTCAATGGTTCTTCTTCATTTGGTTCTCGCGTAACTTGTCAAGTTACTCGAAACGGTGATTTAATAAGTCGTGTTTATTTCACTGGAACTATTACTAATACTAATACTAAAGGAGCTGCTAGTGCACAAAATGCTCCAGTTGCATTAGTTCCATATTTTGGTCTTAAGTTATTAAAAACTATTGAATTAGAAATAGGAGGACAACGCATTGATAAGCATTATTCTGAATGGTTATATATATGGAATGAATTATCACTTTCTGTAGGAAAACGAGAAGGTTATAAACTTATGGTTGGTGCTGACAAATATAATCGTTCAATAATATTAAATGCTGGAAATAGCTATTCAGTTTATGTTCCTCTTGAATTCTGGTTCTGTCGTAATGTTGGCTTAGCTCTTCCATTAATAGCTCTCCAATATCATGAAGTAAAAATAAATATAGAATTTGAAACTGCTACTAATATGGTTGATACTGGATTTAATTTATCTGATCGTGCTACATCTTTATATGATGTGACTGGAACTGCTCTTGCTCCTGGTACATATGATAATAGTAAATTAACTGGCACTTCAACCAAAATAAGTTTAGATACTGCTTCATTATGGGTTGATTATATCTTCCTTGATACTGATGAACGCCGCCGATTTGCCCAATTATCTCATGAATATCTAATTGAACAACTCCAATTTACTGGTGCGGATACTGTTACTGGAAATTCAACAAATTCAATGAAAGCTATTCGCATGAATTTCAATCATCCTTGCAAAGAATTAGTGTGGGTTGTTAAACCTGATGCTGCAACTTCAAATGTTGTAGCTGCTCCATATTGGAATAACTTTACTGATCGCAATACTGATAATCAATATATTCTTGGTCGCAATCCCATAACTCAAGCCAAGATACAATTAAATGGCAATGATCGTTTTGCTGAACGCAAAGGAACTTATTTTAGTCTTGTTCAACCTTATCAACATCATGAATTAACTCCCAGCCTCTTCAATAATGGTATCAATGTTTATTCCTTTGCTATTAAGCCAGAGGATCATCAACCATCTGGCACCCTTAATATGTCTCGTATAGATACTGCTGTTTTATCGGTTTCTTCTTCAGTAAATGGCACAATATATATATACACTGTTAATTATAATGTTCTTCGCATCCTTTCAGGTATGGGAGGTTTAGCTTATTCAAATTAAAAACAACCTGGTTTATTTTTCTTTAGATTATTACTAATATCAGTTTCTATTTCATTTGTTGCTTTTTCATATAAACATTTATTTCGCGTTGATTCAATTGTTAATTTTAAAAATTCTAATTCTTTTTTTGTTGATAATTTCTTTAATTGAATATCATGATCAGCTTTTATCTTATTAAATTTAATAATATCTTTTATTCTGATATTTTCAAAAATATTAACATCTTTTATTTCTTTATTTATTGTCTCCACATTCTCAACAAGTTTATCAAATAATTCAATTGTTAAATTATTTGAAAATGTGAAATATTCTATTAAATCCAATTGTTTATTATACATCATCTTATAATTAAATAATATATCGTGAATATTTTTCAGTTTTTCCATATTTTCGCGATAATTTCTAAATTTAACAATTGAACTTAAAACAGTAAGACAAGTTCCTAAGAATAATGAAAACATATTTATTATTAATGATATTGTTTCTTTTGATATTATCATTTGCATCTGATTATCTTTGATATCATTCTGATAATTGATCAAAGTCAATCTTATTGCTTCAATAAAAGTGGTTATTGTAGATATAATTAATATCAATAAAGAAATGCGATTATATCTAAAATAAATTAAATCATATTTTGACGAAATTATATATAAAGATGTATTTAATTTCTTCTTATTTTCTTTGATTGATTTAATTAATTTATCTCGTCTGTATGATATTTCATTTGAAGCATCACTTGTTTCTGTCTGACATTCTCTATTATGATTTTTTTCAGAAAATTCATATAAAGTTAATAATCTGTCTTCTTTAGATGTAGGAGTTGTTGCCGATATATTTACTATATCTGCTTTTAATTTTGATGTCATAGGCATTCCGTCCTCAATTAAAACCATAACTTCATCATCTCTAATATTAGCCATTTATATTAATAATTAATAATAAATAAAATTATGGCAATAATTATAAAAAGAATAATCATCATAATTAAATCTTTAATTGTAAAAGCCCTTTTAATTGGATAATCCTTATTATAAATTTGATTTATTAAAGCAATTGCATTACTTACCGCACTTTCTAATAAAGTAAAATGAATTTTTGCATTTCCTGTATGAGTTCCGAGAATATAGATATTATCACTCAATTTATTATTTTTGAGATAATTATAATTTACTGTCTTTATAAATGCAGTTTCATTTGATTTCCATTCTCTATTTTCATAATAATTATTTATAAATGCTAATGTAGGTATTGGGAGTGTTGGATATATTTCTTTCAATTGTCGATATATCTCATAAATAACTTCATTTTTATCTTTGCATTCGTTTGCGGTTTTATTTAAATATTTGCTTTTTTTATCTAAATATGATGCACAACAGCTGATAACTGTTTTTGAATTTCTTTCTTTAAATTTCATATAATTTGATAAAATTATTTTGCTAATTCCCCAATCAGTTGTATTTATTAAATATTCTTTAGTGTCTTTCAATTCCTTAATTTCAAAATTCCAATGAAATGTAACTGAAATATATTCATTATATTCTGTCTTTTCTGAATATTCAGCCAAATCATTAATAGTTCTTAATTCTTCTGGTGAATTATTTAAGATTTTATATAAATTTAATGGAGGAATAGCTAATATTAATCGTCTTGTCTGAAAAGTTTTATTATTATCAGATATTAATTTTATTATTCCATTATCATCTTTCTCAATTCTATTTATAGAAGTATTAAATTTAAAATCTACATAATTTAAATAATTTTTCCAGATATTGAATAATCCTTCATCATTTGGC